GAAGCATTCATCATAAGGCTATCATTAAATAGTTAAAAAAGAAAAAAGCGCACTATACTTGGTCTCACGACCTGTATGTGCACTTGTTTTTTAGCTAACTATAGCCATTTGTGAAGGCAGAAGGATTACTGACACACTCGTCAAGGCACGTTATTATTGACTTCGTTTTTTATTGGTGACATTTTAGTGCCAAAATTTCTTTTAATTTATTTAATCTTTCCTCTATTTCAACTACCAATTGCACCGCTTCGGTGTTGTAAGAATCGCTCGGTTCGTTTAAAACATTATTTGTATCATTTTCTTCACGTATTAAATAGTCGATATCCGCGTCGGGGAAATACTTTGCAATTTTCTTAATGAATGTAGCGGAAATTTCATCGCTATTCATATAACGACTAACCATCTGTTCGTTATAGTTATCCATTATTTTACCTACGTCTCTTTGTGTCAAACCCTTGCTATCAAAGAATTCTTTTATTTTTTTTGAAAACCCCATGTTTAGAATGATTTTAAATTATACTAAATAGTATAATTATTCTGTAAAACTATACTTTTATGTATAACTATTTAATACTTTTGTATAACAAATAACTATCTGATGACAAATATAACAATAAATAACAAAGCTGGTAATGTGCAGTTACACATCGAGAAAGCGTATATAATAATTGACAAGTATTTGCCTGTCAATTATGTAGATTCCGTTTTAGCTAAACTTCCACAGGATACCGACGTAAGCAAGGGTATCATCAGAAATGCCAAGAAAAAATTATCTAAACGAATTGATGTTATCAATGCTTTGGTCGAAGTAGCATTGGATAACAAGAAGTTAATAGATGAATTAGAAAGATTAACCACTTAAAGAATTAAAATCCATGACACCAACAACTCCCGCAATCAACAGACTTTATCCTGGTCTTGCAGATTCTTCAATAGAATTTTTTGCAGACGGTGAAGAAACAAAAGTTATACAAAACTGTAAAGTTTTACCCTTTAGCGAAGTTTCATTTTCAGTTATCCAATTACTGGATGAAGAAATAGAGAAAGATCCTTTGGTTAAAATCCATTTATTGGACATGCACCCAACATCCAAGATCAAGAGAACCGAACAATTTGCCCGTTGCCGATTAGGAGGATTAGATTATCAAGGTGACATCAAAGATGGACAACTACAAGAAGGTGAATATTGGGAATGTCCAAAAAGAGGCTCATGCCAGAGCGAAGGAATCCTTTGTAAACTACCATCCTACAATGGCAAGAGACTGCAGCCACAAGAAGTAAAGCTGCTACAGCTTACTGCCACCAACAAAACCAATGATGTTATTGCCGAAGAATTAAACCTACCGCTTGGCTCTTTCCACAAACTCAAAAAAATACTATGGTCAAATCTTGGCATTCAGACCAAACAAGAAGGAGTGATGATTTCCTTTTTCTTGAACCTTATTCAGTTGTAAAACTGGGTCACGTTCTTACAAATCCTGTGTGTGCACTTACACACGAAACCACTCCTAGTGGGTGGTTTTTATTACTAAACCAAAAAATACAACTATATGTCAGACGATCTACTAAAATCAAAAATAGATTTACTCCAGGAGCAAATTGATAGTATTGAGAAATCAGGATTTTACACCGAGAAAGAAATAGATTCAAAAGTATATCCATACCGTATAGAGTTAGAAATATTGAAATATCAATTATCATTCTCTAAACTTTCAAAATCTATCCATAAATATGAAATTAATTTAATCCAGATTGCTGAAGGTGCGTCAAAATTCAGAGAATGTGTGGCAAAAATGGAAGCTACTAATGAAAAAAGAATCCTTAACATGAATGTTATCGATGCACAAATACTAACCCCAAATCAACAGGAGGCCTAAACCATGAGTTACGTAAAAGACACTGACATATTTGACGCTACCAATGGCGGTCTAGAGATTATCACTTCCTACTATCCAAATGCTCATAATGTAATTACTAAAACCGCCAGACAGTTTAAGGTTAGGGATTCCGAGAAAACAGCATCGGCTTCTTTGAAGCAACTTCAAAACGGTGTTTGGGTGGTTACTGATTTTGGTGGTGATCAAGTTCCAAGAAATGGGATTATGGTTTGCCAACTCGAAGAGGGAATTTCATACGGAGAAGCTTGTGCTTTGCTTGGTGCTCGTTTCAATATCAAAGGAGCAGAATTGCAAGTCTATAAACCAGTAATTGAGAAACGCCCACTTAATCCTGATGAAGTGGCAGGAACCTATCATTTTGTTTACAATGATTCAATATCCGAAAAAGAATTGGCTCTTCTTGGTCCTCGTGTGAATGAACAACATTGCAATGATTTTAAGCTACGTTCTTGCAAATCCTATGCCTATTGTAAAACAAACGAAACTATTGTTACAACAGCTACAGAGGACTACCCTATTCTTGTTTTTGACTTTGGCACATGGCAAAAGATTTACCAAGCCAATTCATTTGATAAACAATACCGTTTCCGTTATGCGGGTGAAAAGCCAAACCGTCACGTTTTCGGGTTGGATTTAATTGAAAAAGAATACAACAGGCTAAAAGAAAAATTTGAAGAAGAGTATAATTATTCAGTGAGTGATGATTCAGATAATAACGATGATGAAGAAAAGATCACTATCAAAAAGAAAGACTACAAATTGGATGCTGTATTTATTATTAGCGGTGGTTCTGACGGTATTAACCTCAGAAGTTTTGGTAAGTTTCCAATTTGGTTCAACTCTGAAAGTGAGCATTTGGATTGGGCAGAATACAAGCAACTAAAAGTTTGGGCAAAAGATATCTACTATGTGGCAGACCTTGACGCCACAGGGGTAAAACAAGCTATTGCAATGGGTTTAAAATTTCTTGATATCAGATTGTTTTGGTTGCCCGAAAAACTAAAAGCCTACAAGGATAAACGCGGAAATCCTTGCAAAGATTTCAAGGATTATGTAGAGAAGTTTTACCGTGCCGAAAGTGTAAACGCTTTCAATAACGGATTTGATAAATTGGTTTTAAACTCCTTACCCCTACAGTTCTGGACAGAATGGTTTAAAGGAGGTAAAACAAACTACAACCTATCAAATACCAGATTGTATCATTTTCTTTCTCACATGGGATTTGGGAGGTACGAAAGCGAGAATCTAAAGGAAGGTTTCCTTTATATCCGTAAAGAAGGAAGTATTGTTAAAGTGCTGCATCCTTACGAGATTGAGAACTATGTTCATGCTTTTTTGGAAGAGCGCCAAATGTCACCAGACTTACGCGATTACATCTACAAAAGCAATCAATTGGGAGAACGCTCCATGTCAAAACTACCTAAGTTAGACATAGACTTTACCGATTCAGACAAGCATACGCAATATCTTTTCTTTCCAAAAAAAGTATTGAAAATTACACCTACCGAAATAGTAGAGTTTAAACAGGGCGAAGTAGACAAGTTCATTTGGGAGGATAAGATCATCGATTTCAACATCAAAAAAGAAGAAGCTCATTTCAAAGTAACAACAGATGCTACAGGTGATTTGGATATCGAAATAATAAAAAAAGACAATCCTTTCCTCAACTATCTGATTAATACTTCACGTGTTCATTGGCGCAAAGAATTGGAGGAGCATTACGAAGGAAAACCAGAGAAAGAAGCTGACGAATATTTCAAAGCCAATCAATTCAATATCGCTGGAGACAATTTAAGTGAAGACGAAAAACACGAGCAAAAGCTTCACCTAATCAACAAAATGTATTCGATTGGGTATTTGCTTCACAAATACAAAGACGAGTCAAAAGCGTGGTGTGTATTCGCGATGGACAATAAGATTTCAGAAAGCGGAGAATCTCACGGGGGTTCCGGAAAGTCATTGTGTTATGGGTATTTGAATAATGTTTTGAAACGCAGATTCTACCTAAAAGGAAGAGACGAAAAGCTTACGCAAAACGATTTCATTTACCACGGTGTTACCGAGGATACAGACTATATCATGATCGATGATGCCTCGCAGTATTTGAAATTTGATTTCTTCTTCTCGGAGATTACAGGCTCATTAAAGGTAAACCCAAAGAACGCACAACCGTATGAGATACCTTTTAGCAAAGCGCCCAAGTTTGTGATATCATCCAACTTTACCATACGCGATGCCGACCCATCAACAGCCAGACGTTTATTGTATGTAGTATTCTCAGACTATTATCACTTTAATAAAGATGACGAATACAAGCAAGTTCGCCAGGTATCTGATGATTTTGGAGGTCGAAATTTATTCAAGGACTTTACGGAGGCCGAATGGAACGCCTACTATAATTTTTGTGCACAGTGTGTACAATTCTTTTTGGCGCATCCCGACAAAGTAAATCCACCAATGGACAATGTAACCAAACGAAGTTTACAAGCCGAAATGGGAGATGCATTTATGGGATGGGCAGATGCTTTCTTTTCGACAATGGATGTAAACGAAACCACTTTTGCCGAAACTCCAAGGTATTTGGACAATTATTTTGCCAAAGAAATGGCTTTCGAAGATTTTATAAAAGCTACCAAATTAGGAAAATGGACAGTTCATAAATTCAAAAAAGCAATTAAAGCCTATTGCAAATTAAACGGATACATTTTCAATCCAAAAGATTTGCAGAACGGTAAAGACCGTATCGTTCAAAATATTGGAGGAAAAACACAAGAATCCATTTACATCAGAACAATCGAAATGCCAAAGGCTTTTACCAACTCGGATAATGTTACAGAATACAAAAGCGAAGAAGACCTATTTAACGAAAAATAATTAATCACTTAATAAACTAAAAGCCATGAAATCAGCAACAATAATTATTGGAAAAAATCAGTCAGGAAAAACTTTAACAGCTAGGCTACTGGCTAAAAATTATAAAGAAGAAGAAGTAACATGGATTGATGGTAAAATGCCAAAGTTTTATAAACAAAATTTCCTTTTTCAGAATTGCTCAACAAATACAAAGTGCATAATTATAGATGAAGTATGCGAACTATTATCTGTTGATTTTATTAGTTCATTAACAACTGGAGTTCAAGTGAATAAAAGGTATAAAAGGCCTTTTGGAATTAATCCTAAAATTATAATTACTTATTCCGAAGGGATTACAAAAACACAGATTGATGAACTAAATCCTTCTACACGAAGAAGATTAGAGGTTATTGAATGTAAAAAAGAAGATTTAGGAAAATTAATAGAATCAATTTAAAATAAATATAAAAATGGAAGTATTAGCAGTAATCAAAAGAATCGAAGAAACAAAAACAGTTGGAACCAATGGTTTCGAAGTAAGAGAATTGGTAGTCGTTACCGAAGAACAACATTCACAAACTTTATCAATACAGTTTACACAGGGAAGAGTGATTTTACTTGATGGTTTTGCAGTTGGCCAAAAGGTAAAAGTTCACGTAAACCTAAAAGGAAACGAAGTAATTAAGGATAATAAAGCCACAGTCTGGAATAAAATTGATGGTTGGAAAATCGAAAAACTAGCCTAATGATAGCGACAGCAAAAGACCTAAAGTCTGGTGACGAATTCAAGTGGATGCCAAGACAACAAAATTTCAGGACTGTGAACAAAATTGTTCCAGTTCCTGAATCGGGACCCGAACATCATCGAGGCGGTTTGATAATCGTTTTGGCAGACTGCAAACAGATAGTGTTACAACCAGGAGAAGAGATAATTTTAAAAGGTTCTGACTTATGTACACCTTCAATGAAATAAGAATAATATTCGCTCGATGCAAGGATTATGTCGAGTTAGAGAAAGTATGCCTCGGGTTTCAGTTAATCATCGAGGATGGTGATTTACCACAAGAACTGGAACGATACACAAGAATGCAGTCACTTGTAAGATTCAGACAACTTAAAGTATAAAATCATGATACTACTAGAAGTTCGCACAGCACTAAGAACCGCCAATAAGCACGATCTATTTACAGGAAATGTAAACGAAATGCATGCCATACAAGGCATCAAAGAGAACGTAACAGTTTTCTATCTCGACGAAAAAACAAAAGCAATATCAGGACCATACCGTCTTCATGAAGGTACCAACTTCATGACATTGTTTACTCGAATGAGTTGGGGATTATGCGGGGTTATCACTCCCGTTCCAAACGTAGTTACCAACGATTTCATTTTCGACTTAGTGTTGCGTGAAGCTTCTGTAGATGATCTAAAGTACAATTCAAAACACATTCGTATGGACGTACTATATTATACCTACGCTAGCCAAAAACTATCGGGACCATTCTACACAGACAATAGTACAACGAGTTTGTATATCGAAAATTTAGTTTCAAAAAAGCAAATTTTCATTCCGAATGAGAGACAGCATTTCAGAAAAAAAGAGAATAAAAAAGCAGCTTAAACCCGTAAGCAATGTTCGGGAACAAACATCGCAAATCAAATCAATTTAAAATGAAAAATTGTAATTTTTCTTTAGTGCTCTTACACCTCCAAAATGAGGGGACAGCAAAACGAGAAGTCGTAAAAAACGACACGGTAATAATGATATACAATAAGAGATTGTATCACTATTGTATCGGTACCGGAATTCGATATCCTTATGTACCAACCAATGCAGATTTACAAGCCTATGATTGGGAACTCACTTACATGCTTGATGAACCCATGCAAAAAATGGCAATGCGAAATTCATTGAATGAACAATTAATGAAATTTTAATCACTGGAATTTATCGGAATTACTGGAATTCCAGTAATTCCGATTTACTAACGGTGTAGCTTGTAGCTGTATGCCACCACAAAATATGAATAATAGCAGGGAGTTTCTGCATATAGCTACAAGCGTATGTTAGGGATATACCACGAATTACTAATCAAATAAAAATGAAAAATGAAAAAATCAGCACACCAAATTTGGAAGGAATCTAAAGAGCATAATTTATCTAAAGAAGAATTTAAAGAAAAATTAATAGAGAATAATGTTATAGTTCCTAAAATAAAATTCAGAAGTTTTTATAATAATAAATCTATGTTGTATTCTGCATCATACATTAATTTATATCATTTTTTTGAATTGCAACCAGAGAAATTTCCATTAATGCAATTTACAAATTTAAAAGATAAAAAAGGAAATGATATTTATGAAGGTGATATTTTAAAAACACCGTCAGGAATTGGATTTATGGTTTTTGATAATAATGGATATGCTATTAAAAGTCACGGAAGTGAAGCTGTAGATTATGAGTTTTCAGCCTTTTATTTAGAGAGCGAAATAATAGGAAATATTTATGAGAATTATAATCTAATCCAATAGGCGGTTATCCCTAACGTTCTGGTACTACACGCCGTTTGGGGCTATAAAAAACAATGTATCGGGCAAGCCAAATCCTTGCAAATACAAACTAATTATTAATTAAATCACTATGCCAAAATGGCTTGTAGTAGCTGTTATAGGCTGTTAAAATTACACGAATTATGAAAAAAGAAACTTATGAGTTGTTAAAAGAAAAAAAAGCCTACGATGCTTTATGGATTGAATTATTAAATGCATCAGGTTTTGCTGGAGTATTGCCTAACGGAGAAATTGTAGACAGAAGGTACTATCCTAATGCAATACCGATAGAAAAGAACAGTGTTTTTGGCGTTGTTGAACCTAAAAAAATATAATATGGAAAAGTTTGAAGGCTATGATATCGGAGATAACGTAAAAAATTTAAAAGAATGTCCTAACTGTGGTGATACAAGTTATAAGCCTATTGCTTTTGTTTCTACACCTATGAAGGAGGGTAAACGAAGAACTTTTAATACTTGGACTTGTTTTTCTTGTAAAAAAGAATTGATAAGCCTTCAAGATTAAAAAATCTGTGATTGCAAAAATTGTATTTCACTTGCTCAGTCTTAGCGCAATTATTTGCAATAGACCTCCTGATTTACGGAATCGGGTTTATTAATAGCCTATAACTATTCAATATGTGTCACTAAACTGTTCTAAACCATGTATGTCAATGAGTTATCAATCATAATAAAAGCACGGTTTTCTAAATATGAAAACATTGTTTGCAATGAAAAGAAAGAACTTTGGCAGTTGAGTCACTCCAAAAAAAAGCGTACATGTCCACTTAAAAAACTCACATACAATAAAGACCGCAAAGCATACCGAATCAATTCGCAATGGGTTACCAAGAAAAGACTATATCAATTTATGATCCGTTGCAATGAAAAAGTAATACTAATCGAGGGGCAAGAAACCCCATTTTAATCACTTAAATAATAACACCATGACAAAACATTTATTCAATTTCAAAATTTCAGAACCACAAGACCCTCAATGCAAAGAAGACATTCGAGTGGCTCGAATACTATGGTTCGCACTAGGATTTATATCGGCTTTAGTAGTCATGTTTATAGCAATTATAAATGAATAATTCTACCAAAACAGCAAACCAAAAAGCTAGGCTATTGTGGTTTGCACTCGGGTTCTTATCCTCTTTTCCGCTCTACTTCTATTCGTGCAAAACTCAGATTATTACCAATTATAAAATCACGGATACGGCCAAAAGAAATTATTATACCAACATGTACGAGATCAGAAACGATTCTATTCATTTTACTGAAAACGGGCACCATAATCAAGTTCTAAGAACATTCACAATTCCATATAAAGGAATTATAATCCAAGAGAAATAATGAATACAGATATAAAATTTCACCCAATATTATTTTCTACTCCAATGGTTCAAGGAATCCTTGAAGACAGAAAAACAAAAACCCGCAGAACTAAAGGATTGGAATATGTAAATCTAAATCCTAACAATATAAAATTTGAATCATTAGGGACTAATCCTATGAATGAAAATGATAAAAACCTTCATGCCTTTTTCACTATAAAAAATACTGAGACATGGATGTATTTTAAATGTCCTTACAATGTTGGAGATATTCTTTGGGTAAGGGAAACTTTTGAATATTTTGAAAGCACATTGGATTATAACTCAGATATTATTAAAAACACTAGTTCTATAAAAATTCAATTTAAAGCAGACGGAAAAATATCAGAAGAAATTTCAGTAGCTAAATCTAAAGCAAAGAAAGCATTACTTGAAATTGAAAATAGTAAAATCAATAAATCAATTTTTCATCCTTCCATCTTCATGCCAAAACAAGCCTGCCGTATTTTCCTTAAAATAAAATCGATTAGAGTTGAGCGGTTGCAGGATATAAGTGAGGATGATGCTAAAGCAGAAGGAGCCAAAAACCGTTTAAGACATTCTGATTTAAAAGTTTTAGAAGGATTAAAAAATTGGAATATTCCAAGTCCTTTTCTGGAACATCAGTTTGGATTTTTAGCAATTTGGTGCACAATAAATGGTTGCGATAATTGGGAACATAACCCATTCGTTTGGGTTTACGAGTTTGAACGCATTGAAAAACCTAACGACTTTATATAATGAAAAATACAGTATTAATTACAGATAAAAAACATGAATTTTTTAATCAAAGGTTACAGGGTCATATTGCATATTATGATTTATACCACACTGGCAAAGGACCTGATTTGTACCTAGCAGAAACTCCAGAAGGAACAATCAGACTGCTTACAGATCAAATAGACATTGAAGATTATACAAGTCAAGAAATGGCTGCAACTTTAAGAGATTTGGGTGTAATCGTAAACGATGTTGTTTTAATAACAAGATCAGGAAGTGGTTCGCAATGTGCAAATTTTGATTTAGATCAACCGCATAAAATAACTGATATATCATATAATGGAAATGTTACTTTCGATAATGGAAAAGCTAATTTCTTCCGCCCTGATATGATAAAATATCAGGGGGAATTAACTGTCCAAACTGACTTTTTAAAAACTTCTAAAAATAACGGGTTACCGTTTTAAACTAAAAACTTATGTTACAAGAAATAAAAATAAACGGAACCCTAGTTTTTGAGATTACATCTTTTCGTCATTGGGTAAATGCTTTTCCAGGAGCATTGCTGAAATTGCCAATGGCAGAAAATTACATTTGGATTGATTCTAAAGGTAATTCTGCAACATGTGGACAAGATTTTATGATTGCAGGAAATACAGACACCTACCCTATTAAAATTTATTTATTACAAAGGGTTGCGCATACTGTAGATCAAGAGTATGCAGATAAACTTTTAAAACACATCGGAGTATGATACACCCAACAGTTTACTGGATTGATCTATTTTGCGGAGCAGGAGGAACAACCACAGGAATACACTTAGCCGAAGCCAATGCAATCGTATTGGCTTGTGTTAATCACGATGCCAAAGCCATTGCAGCACACGAAGCCAATCATCCCGGATGTGTACATTTTACCGAAGATATTCGGGATTTTGCAGTAGTACTGAAAATTAAAAAACTCGTTGACGAAGTACGAGCCAAAGAGCCAAATTGCATTATCAATATTTGGGCATCACTCGAATGCACCAATTACAGCAAAGCCAAAGGAGGTCAGCCACGCAATGCAGATAGTCGAACACTGGCCGAACATCTATTCATGTATCTTGACGAATTGAATCCGGACTATCTATACATCGAAAATGTACGTGAGTTTATGGCATGGGGTTCTCTTGATATATTCGGTAAGCCCGTAAGCAAGGACAAAGGAAAAGATTACCTAAAATGGGTAAACAACATCAAAAAACGTGGTTACAAATTTGATTTCCGTTTATTGAATGCTGCCGATTTTGGAGCCTATACTTCTCGTGAGCGTTTCTTTGGTCAGTTTGCCAAAAAAGGAATGCCTATCAGTTGGCCAGAAGCCACACACAGCAAAAAAATAAATCTTGCTCCTGGTCTATTTGAATCTCCTAGACTAAAATGGAAAGCCGTTCGCGAAGTCCTTTTGTTGGATGAAGAAGGAGAAAGTATTTTTGACAGAAAGAAAGCTTTGGTAGACAAAACCCTTGAAAGAATCTATGCTGGATTAATCAAGTTTTCCGGAGAAGGAATATTTATTAAGAAATATTATTCGGGGAGACCTGCAGGAAAAGTGATCAGTTGCGAAGAACCTGCGGGAACCATAACAACTGTAGGCGGTCAGGCAATTGTAAAAACTGTTTTCACCAAAGTATATAATTCTGGTAACGATGCCAATCGTTGCAAGTCGACTGAGGAACCAGTGGGAACATTAACTACTCAAAACAGTCATGCTGTAGTATCTGCAATTCATCTGAATACTTATTATGGAAACGGCGGTGTTCATTCAATAGATAGCGTCTGCCCCACCCTAACGACCAAAGACAGGGTTTCTGTTATCAATAGTCATTTCATAGATCAGCAGTACGGTAATTCGACTCCCGCATCTGTAGAAGTTCCCGCCAATACATTGACCAATGTTCCAAAATTGGCTTTGGTAAATGTGCAGCAGTGGTTGTTGAATCCACAATTTACCAGTAAAGGAAGTTCTATCGATGATCCATGCTTCACGCTTATTGCACGCATGGACAAAAAACCGCCATACATAGTGAGTGCCGAGACTGGCCAAGGACAAATTATCATATATGAGAATGATACACCAATCATGGTCAAGATAAAAGAGTTTATGGCCGAGCATGGAATCATTGACATTAAAATGAGAATGCTCTTGGTTGACGAAATGTTACGCATTCAAGGCTTTCCAGAAGGTTATAAATTGCAAGGAACTCAAACCGATCAAAAGAAATTTATTGGCAACTCAGTAGTTCCTTTGGTTGCCAAAAAGTTGGTTGAATCCAATTATGATGCATTAAAAGAAAGATTATTAGCTGCTTAAATTAGAAATTATGATTTTAACGAGATTAGGAAATAAGCGAAAAATGAAAGATCAATTACACAGGTATTTCCCAAAACATAAAATGAGGATTGAATTATTTTTTGGTGCGGGAGGAAGCTATTTTTATTTACCAAAACCAAAATATGCAATACTTAATGATTTGGATGATGATGTCTATAATTTATATAAAATTATTCTTGATCAAAAAGATGAATTAATTCATCAAATCCGATTAATGCCAATTACAGAAAGCTTACTCAAGGATTGGAAAAAAAATATTGAAATAGAACCAATGAGAAAAGCGATTCGATTTTTGCTTTTGTCAAATTTCACTTATTTAGGGAAAGGCGATACTCTTCGGTTTGGCTTGGAAAATGTAAAAAAGAATATTATTAAAAATATTGAGCCAACTTTTTTATGGCTCCAAGACGCTACACTAATGAATAGTGATTTTAGGGATGTCATTAAGAAAATAAATTTTAGTGATACTCTCTTAAGGAAAGATGAAGCTTTTTTATATCTGGATCCAATTTATTTAGGAACAACACACTTTTACAAAGTGCCAAAATGGACGGTAAAAGATACTGAAGACTGTTTTAAAATTATGGCGAATTCAGGAATACCATCGGCAATGAGTGAATTTGACAATGATCTAGTATTGAAATTAGCTGTAGATTATAAAATGAACGTTATCTATTTAAAAGAACGCAGAAATATTAAAAAAAGGAGCCAAGAAATTTTGATAACAAATTACCATGTTGATCAAGTCTCATTGAATTTACTATAAACAAATAAACTTTAAAAACATAAATTATGAACGACAATTTTTTTGACTGGTGGGAAGCATTCACAGAATTAGCTTATTCCAAAAATTTAATAATTGAAAAAACGAAAGATTTTATTAGAGATAAGTGGTACGACAAAGAATTTAGTATTGAAGATGCAATAAAAAAATACACCAGATGATACAAGAACTAGAAAACAGTCAAAAACTATATCACTGCAGAGATACTGCAAAAAGGTTTTTCAGAGAAGAATTCCCTAAAAAATTAGAACCCTACACTGACTTAATACAGGCGGTGATGAAAGCTAATAAAATTGAAGTCATTCCCGCTTTATTGGAAATCAGTAAAACAGAAACTTACCAAGAAAATGGAATGGGACAAATGATGTTTATGGCTGCAACGGTAGAACTATTAGAAAATGATAATGAAAAAGCAAACGAGAAACCACCCACCACTGTCGGATGAAATTAAGATCAAGATAGTAGAACGTTGGCGGTACTATCCTCTTAACTCAATCCCACAAATGGCAATAGAATTTAATTGCTCTGCCTCTCAAATCCATAAATGCATCAATAACTACCTTGCAACAAAAATCCCCTCTTAATCAGGGGATTTTCTATTTTTTATACTTCCATCCTATTCTCGTGATACTTTCACGAGGTTGCGTTATATGAATTTCAAAAGGGATTTGTATAGATAAACGAAGTATAAGACGCTTACGATAAGCCGATAAGTTCTCATAATTCTGGAATAAGCAGATAGGTTTTCCAAATTTGTTATTGATCACAATAGGACAACCCGTTCTAAACTCGTTATCGGGCGTAAAAAACTGTGATGCTGTTATAGTATCCGGTTCCAATCTTCGTAAAATGGTCTTCATATCCTCGATCTGTTCTGCAGTAAAATACATGTGTTTGTTGGTTTAAAATCCCACCTCCCCAAATAAGATTAATTTTTCTTGAAAATCTCAAAACAGGTAGGCGCATTCTTACGTTGTTTTCCCCTTACCCCCTATTTATTATAAGCATATAAAAAATTGTAATTTTGTAATCATTGCCGAAATGTGCCGTAAACTATAGTAATTTAAGTTACATTTTACTTTTATTAATGTAATCGTAATTACAAAAAAAATGTAACTAATAATAGGGTTACAAAAATACATTTTCCTTTCTTCACTTCATTACAAAACTGCTGTAACTCGGCAACTCCACTATTTATTGGGGTTAAGCTACTATTGCATAGCTATGTTACATTATTACATTTTTCTAGAGACTTTTAGCCAAACACAGAACTATACAAATAAGTATAACTTATAAAATAATTATACTTTTTAGTACAATTTTATTCAAAAAACTATACATAAAAGTATAGTTTTACTTATCTTCGTAAAAACATTTTTTTATGGAACTACTTGACAGAGTGAAGACTAATCCAAATATATGCGGGGTAGAACTTGCATTTACCGGAACTCTTATTCCTTCCAAGATTTTGGACTGGCAACAATTCTCAAATTCCATTATGTCCGGTACTGATTTTTCAAAAGCGCATTTTGGTTTGGGATCCGTTTCATTCTCCGAAGAAAGTGACAATAGTAATTCGGGACCATCTTATAAGCAAAGCATTTCCATCCGTTTTCCATCCACAGATGATAAACGAGCCGAGCGATTGGCAATGATGCAGGAGGTGACTTTCCTAAAATTGAAATTGACCAATGGCCTAGACATCGTTATTGGTCGTAATGACTTTGTACAAAATGCACGACCAAAAATTAAAATAAAAACGAACATCAAAACGGCCGAAGCAGTATTTGAGACTGTTTCTATTTTTCCATCTGGTTTTGTTCCAAATCCAGATGCTTACGGATTGCCGGCATTCATCCCATTAACACTTTACTAATGAGTACAAACCTACCTATCGTTTGGCAAGACAAAGTAAACAGCCCCGCTCTACTTGCTTATTTTCAGCAATTTGGTGAAGAAACCTATCTTTCTTCCGAAGAGATTAATCAAATCAAGCGCGCCATAAACGAGTTGGGTTTACCCGATGGATTTATAAAAACAACGCCATTGACCCGTGTGGGAAATGTTGTCTCTATTGCTGCGCTAGATTTTAAATGGATTTTGAATCATAATGTTTTAGAAAATACTATTCCTTTTTCTGCAAATATTCTTCCAGCTACCGACGGAAAATATAGAAGTGATATACTTGTAGCCAATACATTGGGAAGTTTTAGTTTGTATCAAGGTCCAGAAGATGCAATGTCTGCCATACAAATCCCTACTCCCGAAGATACTTTGTTTGTTACGGTAATTACAGTTTATGGTTCCAACATCATAAGTATTGTAAATCCAAATAGCAGTGGATATATTACCAAAAAAGAAAAAGCAGTCGTAGAAATTGCAGGAGGTGGTAATAGTATAGCAGTAAGCGACGAAAGTTCTTTTTTTGAAATCACTGGTTTTACTGGGTCTATTAATTACGTTTACAATCAAGGGTCTGGTTATGTGGGCAAAATTTATACTATAAAAAATAAGACAGGATCAAACTTAACTATTACTCATGATGCCACAAGTTCTGAGAATAACAAAAAGTTTTTTACATTTCCCAATAGTCTTGATTTTATTTTAAAACCAAATGAGCAAGTTGATTTTAGAGAGACTGGAAATGCTAGGTTAGATTACATTGGAGTAATCACAGACTTTACTAATTACTACAATAAAACAGAAGTTGATACTGCCGACGCGGTAAACTTAATTACGGCTCAGAATTATGCTTTAAGTTTGATTACGCAAATTATTAATGGCGCTCCTTCCAATGCTGATACTTTAAAAGAACTAAATGATAAAATAGTTGCATTACAGGCTATTGTTGGAGGAACAACTGCGGATGGAGATAGTATTATTAATACAGTAACGGAATTACTATCTGTATTTGCTTCCTTTCCAGAAGGCGTTGATGTTAGTATGCTAATTGCTTCCAAGGTTGACAAAACAGATATATACAATGCTCTTGATTGTATTGTTGCCAACAAAGTACTTGATGCTAGACAGGGTAAAGTATTAAATGATTTGATTGTTGCTTTGACTACAGTAGTGTCAGGCAAACAAAATACATTGACTGATATAAATTTTGGAGCATTTGAAACATCTTTAACTGCAAAACCTACACCTATAGATGCAGATTCTATTTCTATTATTGATTCTGCTGATTCTAATAAAGCTAAGAAAACCACTTTTGCACAAATTAAGTCTTTATTTAAATCCTATTTTGATACACTTTACGGTGTGATATTTGGAATTGTAGATGTAGCAGGAACAACCTATCAATTCCTACTTACAGATAATGGAAAAAAAATAGTTACCTCGAGTGCTACAGCGGTTACGGTTACTATTCCTACCAATGCCGTTGTGGCTTTACCAATTGGTGCAAGAATTAAATTGACACAGCAAGGCAATGGAGTGGTTACATTGGTAGTTACTGGAATAACCATCGTGTCCAGTTCACCTCTTTATACGATAAAAGGCCAAACTATTACATTAGAAAAAACGGCATTAAATACCTGGACAATTGAGGGTAATAACCTAAATGGTGAAATAATATTACCCGCTTTTCCTAATACTAGAAATGATGGGCAAATACCAACAAATAGAATACTAAGTACTGATGCTTTGGGAAATTTAAAAATGTATACGATTGCAACTGCTCCCGCACCATATATGGAGGTTTTGATTCCGGATAGTTCATTACCTTCAATTACAACTAATTTTACAATCAAAGGTGCATTTTTTACTCCAACAATGACTGTTTCGATTGTTGGTCAGACTATTAATTATATCACTTTTGTTAGTGATAATTTGATTAAAGTGAATGTAACAACTGGAGCAACTGTAGGAAGCTATGCGGTTACATTAAACAATGGATTATCAGCAACTTTCCCAAATGCATTATTACTAGTTATTGGAACTATTTATACTCCTATATCTACCTCTTGGGAAAATATTACGGGAACTCTTGATGTTACTGATCCTGGTACTTTTAAAATAACATTAAGGGATGCTACTGTATCAGCAAACATAAAGGCTTCATTTTTGACATTACCTGCTTTATCATTAGGAAATTTTACATGCTCTTTTTCATTCAAACAATCACCATTTGAATTAACACCGAACGACAATAGTACAGTTCAAAGATTTGAGTTAGTTGACAAAACAACTTTAACTCCTATTTATTCAGCGCGATATTTTGCTAATGGATCTGGATTTGGATTTGAGACACTACAAATGTATCAAAATGGAGTGCTATTTGGAACTAGCAGTAATGGTGTTACCTTATCTATTATTGATGGATATAATTATTCATTTAAAAGAATCTCTGACATCATGTATTTCTATAGAGATTCTGTTCTGATGAATACTTTTTCATATCAACATTCAGGTGAAATGTTATTGAAGTGTGTTGCCAAAGAGGTTGATTTCAGAAACATTAAATTAATAATTCATTAATTATGAGCGCAAAAATAGTACTAGATCATTACTTAGATCAATATCAAACATTAGGAAATACCTTGACGGATATTGATTTTGGTAATTTGTCATTCTTACAAGAGCGAGAGCCAATTTATAATATGAAAGGACAAAAAGTATCCAAATCATATTACGATCAAAAAGGGAAAGAAGCAATACGTATAACTTATGACCGTGTATTTGGTGACTATGAGTACAATGGGACAATTTACCCAAATATATTTTTAGGCCTTCAAAAAACGGTTAATTATATGGATTATGCGGGTAATATTGCTTACCCAAAAAAGAAACAATTCTACTCTTTTGATTTACAGCCTGTTTTTTTGGGTGATGGTAACGAAACAATAGTTGGTTTTTCATCACAAAAGCAACGCCAAATTTTGAAGTCAGAACGATTTAGTGCCGATGATTATTTACAAGCTATGAATCCGCAATTATACGCTATGCTATATAATCTTTACCAGAATCAATATAGTGCGTATTTAAGAACTGGAATTAAAACTGAGTTTGTCACAGCTCTAAATACGGAATCAAATACAGATATTTTAGCAGTATTAAATAATGAAGTTTTTGGTTTTGAGCCAATGACTATCAAAGAGTTAATAATCATGAATTTACAATAATATGCTAGGCTCACAATCAAAATATTTCGCCCAAAACAAAGAAGTACTCGATACAAATAGAACTCGAGTAATGAAACTCTTAGACTATAAAGGATATGATATTAATGAAATCATAATCTATTTGAAAGCATTTGATTACTTCTGTAAAAATCCAAACGATTTTGATGGGGCTACAATTGTAAAAGACTTACAGGATTTACCACATTTGGATTTAGACGCTATGCTGCATGATTACCATTATTTGGTTTATAATGCTGGTGCTAGTTTCAAAACAAAATTTCAAGCCGATTGGATGTATGCTAAAGGTAACGAACGCAAAGGAAAAGGGCAATATAGCGCATTCAGTCGCTTTGTTGGTTTAACGATAATAGGAGTTGGTTTTGTTCCATACGCTTATTTTAATCGGGGAAAAATGTCTGAAACTCAGAAAATACAAATATCAAATGATTATAAAATATTAATTAGATAAATTAAGCCTATGTCATCCATTGTCCCAATTATGATCCGTAAACATTTGGTACCCTACTTTTTTAAAGAAAGTGAAGGAGAAGTTTTTACCTATGGTAATCAGAAAGTAAAGACTGCGTTGTTTTCTCCTGATGTATCTAGTGTTGGAAAGATTATAAGAATGCTGATGACAAAATCCGGAAAGCCATTGAAGATAAATAACTTCAATTTATGCCTAACGGTTTCGGATGATGGCAATAGAAAAAAATACAGTGGCCAGTTCTACAAACATGAGAGTGGCAGAAACTCCTATTTAATGTTACCAGAAGAAGCCAATGAGGATATTAATGACCTTCTGGAGGATATGTTCCGCATGTCATTTATCTCCTATATGAACGGCTGTATTGAGAACAATAGCGAAGCCGTAGTAGTAAGCGCAATTGATAAGTGGATTGATAAATACGAACTTCTTGAATTTGGGTTCTCGAATGATACACTTCGACAATTGTATTATCGTGAAAAAAAAAACGGTAAAATAATCGCTAGATTCCAAAATAAAAAATCGGCACGAATACTGAATTATACGGCTTGATTTCTTGTTACATCATTTCTAGTATTAATTTATTAAGTTAAATAAAAAGCTGTGGCGGTCAAATCCTGTCACAGCTTTTTATTCAGTAGGTAAGTATTTTTGACTTAAATAAAAAACATACGCTCTATGAAGATACTAGACTTTTTCAAGGAAATCCCTAAGTTATTCGACTGGTACTTCTTATTGCCCCAAATTAAAAGAATACAATTGAACTACATCATTATCCTTTCGATAGTGTTTACAATGGCCTACTATAATGATAAACGACATAACGAAAATTATGCAATTCTTTCTGCTAGAATTGATAATGTTAATAATAATCGTGCCAAAGAACAGGAAAAATATACTGCAAAATTGGAATTATATACAGATAAGTTTAATAGCCTTTTGGTTGTACTTATCCAACAAAGGAAAGAGATCAAACAAATAAAAGAAGACAAATGAAAACGACTTTATATTGTATAGCCATCATAGCATTTAGTGCGCTTATGCTTTCGCCAAAATTACCAAAGGAATATCCTCCAAAAATAGTCTTGGAACAGCGAAAGGAAATCGTGTGTAAAGAAGCCAAAATTGAAAGAATTATAAATGCTATAGAAAGCAATATCGTACTGGATAGTATTCACAATGAAACGCTTAAATAATTATGGCTAATATTTATAAATGGCTAAAAGCCGAGAAGTCTCCAAAAATTCTAATTGAAGCTCTAAAATTATTAGGGATTAAAGAAGTACCAGGTGCGGGCGATAATATCGAGATACTAAAATGGGCAGAAACTTTGGGACTGGAAAAAGACTATCGCAAAGATGATATTCCGTGGTGCGGTTTGTATGTGGCCTATGTGGTCCACAAAGCGGGTTTTGATGTGGTTGACAAACCCTTGTGGGCAAGAAATTGGGCAAACTTTGGAAAGAAAGAGGCTATTGCTATGCTTGGGGATATCTTGGTATTTGTTCGTGATGGTGGCGGGCACGTGGGTATTTATGTTGGTGAAGACAGAACAGCATACCATGTATTGGGTGGAAATCAATCGGATATGGTGTGTATTACCCGGATTCGAAAAGAACGTTGTGTCGCTATTCGCAGAACTCCGTGGAAGATTGCACAACCAGATAACATTCGAGTAATAAAATTGGAAGGCACTGGTGCACTTTCTATAAACGAAGCTTAAATCATGATACAAATCAATCCTTATTCTTCAGGTTTCAAAGAGTTTTTCAAATATCTGGGATGGATATTGCTATTCGTATTCTTATGGTTCAATGGCTATTCGAGAAAAGAAAAGGCGGTAGCTTCTGCAAAAATTACGGTACCAGAAGTAAAAGGAAGTTTTAATTCGAAAGTTCCAAAACATACTCCAATTGTCATGAATTCAAAGAATGAAGCAGAAGTGCAAAAAGGGGAAGCTGCCTTTTACGAAAATGAAATTGATAAAATGATTGCTGAAAGCGAAAAACTAAAACAGGATTTTGCCAAAGCCAATGACAGCATCAAGAAATTGCAATATTCAAAAGCGATTCAGTTGAATAAGTTCAATTCTATATTCGAGGATGATGCTATCAAAATAAATATAAATGGAATCGCTCAGGGCGAAGTCAAAGGATTTTCTCCGACCTACACGATCAAGGAAAGAAAATTGGAAGTTCCGGTGCAAGCCAAAGAAACTGCTTTCAGAATTTTGGCAGGAATGGAAGTTGGTAATAACACGGCTCTAAACGATTTTAAGGTCAAAGCGAATATAATGTTCCAAAACAGAAAAGGAAACATTCTGAGTGCTTCATTTGATACCAATCAGACTATTTGGGTGGGTTATAATTTTTCAATTCTAAATGTTAAACGATGAACGAATTAGAAATAAAACTACGGGATTTAAAATTTAAAAAAGCATTTCTTTTTGCTCAAATTGAATCACTGGCAGAAGTGGAAGAAAAAATGTTTACCCAATTTGGAAAACTCGAAGCCGAAATTTTGAAGCTAAAAAAAGAACTGATTCGAACAGTTGAAAACAACTTAAGTGAGTAAAAAATAACGTGTCACAAAGGTTTTGAAATAATAAAATGAACTTCGTAAAAAAAATTACACGATGAGAGTAGATAGATTATTAATGGATTTAATGCGTTCGGATTGGCTAATGTCCTTTGAAGGTATTTCTGCATTTGCTCCAATAGCACATAAAATAATTACAGGCCAACATGTAGACATTTCCGAGAAAACACATTCGCTTATGAATGTTGTAGATCATAATGGAAAACGTGTTGCTCCCGATGCCAATGGTTTGATAAATGCGCCAAAAGGTTCGGTTGCTATTATTGATATGGTAGGCCCCGTAATGAAGTACGGTGATATGTGCACGTATGGTGCCGATGAAATTGTAAATGCTTTACGTCTGGCAGATAGAAATCCGAATATTATTGGAACTGTTTTTAACGAAGATGGACCAGGAGGTGGAGTTTCGGCAATAGGTCCCTTTCTGCAATTTGCAAAAGATAAAACAAAGCCAGTTGTTGCTATTGCCGATCAATGTTGCTCTTTGCATTATTGGGCAATGTGCGCCATTGCAGATTATAAAATGGCAGACAATAACGTATCGGCTTCTTTCGGTTCTGTGGGTGTTACCACATCGTTTGCCGATAATAGAAAATTTTTGGAAACTCTTGGATATGTATTTCATGATATCTATCCAAAAGAAAGTGAGCATAAAAACCTCGCTTGGAGATTGGCGCTAGATGGAAAGTATGATATGATAAATGCAGAACATCTTTCTCCTTTGGCGATACAATTTCAAAACGCAGTGAGAGCTTCAAATCCTAACTTAAAAGAAGAAGTTGGAGTATTGACAGGAAAAACTTTTGGAGCAGACAAAGCCCTTGAGTATGGAATGATTGATGCAATTGGTAGCCGAGACCAAGCCGTTCAAAGGCTTCATATAATGAGTGAAACGAAACACTATAATTAATTTTTAACCCCTTAAAACAAAACTCCTATGAAATGGAAATTTATGGCAAAAACAGTTGCGATGTTCGCAGCACTGTTATCGGTCAAAGAACTCCCGATTGATGGCGAAAACAAAAGCCTGAATCTGGATGCTGCACAACGACAAAAGATTGTCGATGCATTAGGCGAAAAATTAGCTGCAGAAGCTATTAGCGGAATTGATTCCGAGATCAAGAACATGGCTCAAGAAAATCTCGATTTGAAAGCCATACAGGACGAAATTGATGCTTTGGTAAAAGAATCAAGTTTGACTGAGGAGGAAATTAAGAATATCGCTAAGGATGAAAAAGGAGAGGCGGGAACACTGGCGACTCTAAAAGCACTTGGAGAAAAGCAAAAAGAAATGGCCTCCACAATTCAAAAATTAATCAACGAGCCAGAAGGTGATAAACCATTGGCAGTAATCCCAGGAGGAAAAGCAACTATGACACATTCTGCAACACACTTGTTTGGTACTGGTCAATCTTATGATGCCTTTGAGGGCGGTAGAGATTGGAATGCTCGTTTGAGAGATGGTGGAATTCAAGCAACTGACTTTAATAAAAGCGGTGTTGTTCCATTATTGCAATCGGATTTAGAGCACTTTGTTGAAGAGAACAACGGTGTTCTTGAATCATTGTTTAATGATTTCCGTGGTTTACCAACTCAGTGGGGAACTCGTAGCGGTGTACTTGACAGGGTTTCAAACGGTGGAATTATCACTGGTGAAATTGTTCAAGGACGTGCCAAAGGCTGGTCTCCTAAAAATCTTTTCAAAATTGTATCAGAGCAAGGTCAAGTGTATCGTAAGAAAATCGATATTACATTTGATGGTTTCGAATTGCAAGAAATTGAGAATACTTGGATTCGTCAATACAATAAAGCTGATGGTTCACATCCTTGGAAAATGTCCTTTATTGGATTCCTTTTGAGTGAATTAATCAAACAACAAATGTTGGATGATCGTATTGCTCAAATCAATGGAATCTTCGTTCAGTCTCCAGATGGTGACGGTATGCCTGGGGCTAATGTGAACTCTCAAAATGGTTTGCGTTACTTATGGTATTACTACAGAGATGTAGCCAAAAAATACCGTGCATTTGATATTGGAGCACCAACAGAAGCCAACATCGTTGACTACATCGAAACGATGATTAAGATGATGCCAGAAATTGAAAGAAAAGAGCAAGGTCTTGAGATTCAATTGTCATCTAAATGGTTAAAAGCTTACTTGAAACGTGCGGGAGAATTGCGCCCACAATTAGTAAACAATGCATCTGACCAAAGCAAGTCTGATTACCAATCAAATTCACCTATTGATTATCCAAACTTTATTTTTCAAGAGTTGGTAGATCAAACACAAACAGATTTTATTGGAATTACTCAATCTAAGAATGTTCAGGTATTAGAATACAACGCTTCTGAAAAAGGTAAATTCACAATTACCCATAACAAAAGAGGTACTGATATTTTTGCAGATTATCGTTTGGGAATCCGTTTTATACTAGTTGGAACTAAACTTGCCGCGGGAGACCCAAGAGCGTTTGAAATCCAAAAAGTATGGTCTAACAACGTTCCGGTATTTGACAACTCAATTTTTGCTCCTGCATTTGATGATGTATCTGGAATTTTGAAAATCACTTTCCAAAATATCGAAGTGGATGCTAGTTGGAAAACAAACATCACAGCTATCGAAGGTGCTACCAAAGGTTCTGTTATCAGAATAAAAGGGAACACTGGATTGGCAGCTGCTAAAAACTTGATTGATGGCGCAGGATTAGATTTGACAGCAAACTTTGATTTATCTACTGGAGGAACAATTGTATTGTTTGCCAAAGAAGATGGAACATTCAAGGAATTGAGTAGAACTAGTGCGCCAGATGTGGCTGCAACGACTGATATTTCATTTGCCACTGGAGTAATTGATTCTAAAGGAGGTTCTGTTTTTAAATTTACAGGTGCGGTTACAACTGCAATCACTAACATCATTAATGGTGTGGAAGGAAAAACTATTAAGATTTATGGAACAGATGCTGTTGGAGTAGATGTTACTTTCGCTGATGTAGTTGGTAAAATTGATGTAGCATCTGCTGCAACATTGGGAGACAGTAACGACTACTTACAATTGACTTGTGTCAATGCTGTATGGGTTGAAACAGGCAGAAGTATAACTTAGTAAACATATAAATCATGTACGTAAGAAAAAATATAGTAAAGCCCACCGGTAAATCACCGGGGGCGGCTGCTCCAAAAGAGCCAAATGTAACTGTTGTTGCAGTTGATGATATCGCAACATGGCCACAGCGTGATGGTAATGGTGTAAACCATACGGGGGATTTTATAATGAAACCCAATGCAAAAATGTATCAGGTGTATATGACGCCTTCCAAAATCAAAGCGGGTTTTGAAAGTGATGGTGATGAAGATGCCGTTTCATTCAAACAAAAATTTGAGGGAGAATCTCCAGGTAATGAATTGGACCTTGCCGAGTTTGTACAAAACTGGACTGGTGTAAATGCCATTGTTATTTATGGAAGCTGTTCTGATTCTTTCAGAAAAGTAATTGGTACCAAGTGTGCTCCGGTGCAATTGAAACCATCTTTGACAGATGATAACGATTCTAGAAAACACATGCTTGTTTTTGAGCAAATGGCAAAATCGGGATATGTACCAGGACACTACACTGGAACGTTGAGCTTTGCCGATCCTTTTGCTGTAGTTTCATCGACTGCAGTTCCATTGAATGCAACAAACGGATATATCTATCAGTTACCAAGTTTGGCAGTTACAGCTGCTATTGCTTTTTCTGAGATCAGTTTGAATCATGGTGATAAAATTACCTTGATTGGTGGCGGTGGCGTTGCTCCTGCTACATTGGGTACTGGTGTTACTGATAAGAAAGCAATCCTGAAAGATGGTACTACATGGGTAGGTCTTGCGGGCGCAACGATAAACTTGGAAGTATTTGTAAATGGAGCATTGACTTTTTTAATTGAAAGATCAAGATCATAGGTATTTTTTTGGTTAGTTAGTTTGGATGAAAAGCCACTGCAATTGCAGTGGCTTTTTTCATGTCACAGCATTTTTACTAAGTAATTACCAATTTTACAATCATTCAAAAACTAAAAAGCCATGAAACATAATGTAATCAAGTTCTTCCAGAACTTACCAGTTGAAAAACACGAACAGTTTAACGAAGCCTTTAAATTATATCGTGATTCCCCAAATAAAAATGTAATTGTAGAACGCACATTAAATGCCGGAGGATATTCTGAACGTGTATTAGAAAATCTATTGTATGACCTGCAAAAGATGCATGACATTTCAGACGTAGAGAAAGTTCCAGTTCAGGTACCGGTTCTCAGTTTACAGAATGAAGATGATACTGAAAAATGGAATTTGTTAGACGAAGATATAGTTCAATTATTTAAATCATTGCTTAGGCTGACGTTTCATGATGCTTGCTCATGGGGAGTTGCTCGCCAAGAACAATTTAACGATGTAGATGTTTTGTTGGAATTAGCAAATGAAACTGGAATTACAGAAGTTTCAGAATGTTTGGGTAACGTTTGGGCTTATTTGACAATTACTATTCCTAATCAGAAAATGAAAGAGGTTAACGACATTGATGTCGTGAACGATATTGATGTAAAAGCTTTAGTAGAAGAAAACGAAGATTTAACATCTGAAAATGAAGATTTACAGGATGAAAAAACAGAATTGCTTGAAGAAAATGAATCTTTGAAAGAAAAAATTCAAACTTTAAAACTTACTCCAAAAATTGACAATCAATCAATTCGTGTTGAATTTCCATTCTTGAATAATTCTGATTGTCCGGATGAATTCAAAATACTGATTGCAGATAAGATTACCGCTTGGAATCTTTACTTAGAATTGCAAGAACAAATAGCAGATGCTCACTCGGGTAAAACTATTGTTTCTGATGGCGATTTGGCGAAACTAGGTGCTGAAGCTATAATATGTTTTGATGAAAATCAAAAAATATATGATGAGTTGAATGCTTACCAAGCTACAGGAAAAGTACTTGGTATTCATCCAATATTCAGAAGACTGCAATTGACTAGAGAAGTGGAAGTAATGACTCCTGATGAATTACATAATTTTAAAGGTTCATCTGCAAAATATTTTTCTGATAATAGAAAACAATTAGCCAAAGCAGTTAAGGAAAAAAATGAGGAGCGAATATTAGAAATTAATACTCGTGTTGCTGATCGTGAAGTGAAATTGGCTTTGGTAAACAAAACTTTGGGTATCAGCTCCAAGTAATGTCTTGGTTTAATTATAAAGACCTCCTTACCCATGAAGCACTCCCAAGCGATAGAGAAACGGAGGTCTTTACATCAAAGTACTTGGTTTCGCATTATGAAAAGGTTTCTTCGTTGGAAAATGACCTAATGCGGGTGCCCACTCCCGAAGAGTTTTTCTTTTTGCAGAGCGATACGGCATTTAATGCCTTCACATTTATTCCGCTTGTAGCTAAAATTTATCCTATCAAGGAGTTGCACGCTTCTACTTATAGTTTGAGTAGAAAGGTTATCGATGCATTGATTGAAATGCATGACAAAGGTCAAATTGAGCGTATCACACTATTGGTAAGTGATAGTATGATCAAGCGAAATCCTCTTGTGATTGATAACCTTATGGCAATGGCAAAAAGTAGACCTAATGTAAACGTACTGTATGCTTGGATACATGCAAAAGTTTGTTTACTGGCTACGCATGATTCTCATTTTGTGATTGAAGGCTCGGGGAACTGGAGCGAAAACGCACAATATGAGCAATACACTTTTGCCAACAGCAAGGGATTGTATAATTTTAGAATGAAATTGTTCACGGATTCAAAACTTAAAAAATACTCATGAAAAAAATAGGAATAACATTGCTAGTATCTTCATTGATACTTGGTATTATATCGGATTATCTACCAATTGGATTTCCTATTGAGCCAGTTGTAGGATTGGCGTTTGGGTATTTTTTATTGAGTATGTATCTTTTAATAAAATCAAAATGGAACTAATTTATTTAATAATGTTTTTTGGGTGGTTTTCGTTGATGCTGAATACCAGTGGAAGGAGTGGCGGTAGAAAAATACCAATGCCACCCGAGCATCTGAGACCTAAGAAAAAAGAAGGAGTGCCAAAAATGAAGAATCCACCTCTTCCGCCAAAGAAATGTGTTGGAATAACTCTACACGGTAGAATATATAGACCTGAATTTCCAAAAGATAGAATCACATGAACTTATTAGATCTTAAGTTTTCGGAAGAAGAGTTTACCTCGATTGAGGATTTGGCAGGATGCAATTATTCGCCTGAGAAAATTGCGCTTTATCTTCAGGTAGACAAAAAGGCTTTCATGCAGTTATGGTATGATAAGGAAAGTACGGTACGGGTTGCTTATGAGCGCGGGAAATTAGTTTCTGAATTCAATATAAATAACAAACAAAAAGAATTAGCCAATACAGGGAATATTACTGCAGCGCAAATATTCCTGAAAGAAGCCGAGAGAACAGAAGTAAATAATATTAGAAATCAATGCCTTTTCGGAATATGAATTTAGATGATGTTACGTTAGATCAGATTTATGACTTTATGAAAAGTGGAAGCATTAAAAATGCTCCTCCTGAAATAGTAGATTACTTATTGCTTTTGGATAAAGTAATGGGTATGATTCGACGTATTGATATTTTTGGTAATAAAGAAGCGGTTATAAAGCATTTAATTTTAGTTGATAAATTATCTCATTATAAAGCAAAAAAAATATACAATGAAACTATTGAATATTTTCATGTAGACAATGAAATTTCGAAAGATGCTTATAGAAATTACTATGCTGATAGAATGGATAAAGTGACCAATTTTGCTATGTTGATAATGAAAGATGTTGCTGATGCCGCTAAAGTTCATAAAATGTTATTTGACACTATGATCTCCCGAGGTGTGAATGACCCCGACAAAGAAGTTATTCCTGACCACTTCTTTGATAAACCAATCAATTTGATGTCTTACGATGCCCGAATTTTTGAATTTGGCGAAGCGAATAGACCTGTATTGGATAAGTTTATTGATACTTTACCAGAACTGACCGAGAGAGAAAAAATAAGAATCAAGCAAGAAGCATTGCTTTTACCTTTAAAAATCTTCCCTAATGAGTCGGAAAACCCACGTAAGTAGCAAAGATCCGTTTGTTAATCCGGTTTATGTAAATTGGTTAAATATGCTATGTGAGTTGATTGCTCCAAAAGACTTAATCTTACTAGCGGGTCGTGGTGCTGCTAAAACTGATATTTTCGCACAACGTTCTATGAATGTTATGTATGATATGCAACATAGTCAGCAGGTTGTTGTTTCGGATACTTATGTGAATGCAGCTAAAAACATTGTACCTACTCTTTTTGAAGGTTGGGCGCGTAAAGGATGGATTCACGGAAGGGATTACGTTACAGATACTCGCCCGCCCTCTCACTTCAAAAACTGTTATAAACCTACCGATTCATTTAAACATACCATTTCTACTAAGATAGGGGTCAGATTGATTTTAGGAAGTTTAGATCAGCCTAGCGGATTAGCAGGTAACTCATTTCAACATATGTACGGAGATGAAGGGAGATTGTTGAATTTTGCCAAACTTAAAAAATTAGAGCCTGCAATTCGTGGAGAACATGCTAGTTTTCAACATTCAGTTTATTATCGTGGTAGAACATTCTTATCTGATAATCCAAATATTTTACAAGGAGATTTTGATTGGATGCTTAAGCGCGAAAAAGATATGAATCTTGATCAAATAAAAGCTGCTTTGGAATGTGGTAAAATTTTGAATGATATAAAATGTGAATTGTATAATGCTCAAATTGACAGGGATGCCAAAAAAGCCGAATTACTTTTAAAACAAATTGCAAGATGGACTGAAAAGTGGGTTCGGGTTCGAAAGGATTCTACATTTTTCTATATGGTTTCCTCTTTGGTGAATGCCGATGTTTTGCAAGAAGGTTTTTTTAAAGATACTTATACTGTTTTGGGTATTGAGGAATTTAAATCTGCAATTTTAGGATTTAAAAGTGAAATAAAAAAAGGAGAGAAATTCTACGGTAATCTTGGCGAACATCATTTTTATGATGATGGTGTGATCACTTCCTACTATGACAAATTTACTTTGACGGAAACAATAGAGGAAAGTAGTTTGGCTTTGCGGTATATAGACCACAATGCGAAACTGGAAGGCGGTATGGATTTTGGCGATATGTGTAGTTTGGTGACGGCACAGCCTAGAGGAAAGTACTTATATTGCCTAAAAGAATTCTATACATTGGCTCCGGAGAATGAATTGCAAATGGGACAAAAGTTCCGTGAATTTTTCAAGCATCATAAAGTAAAAATAATTGATTTGTACTATGATCGCTCGGGGAACCAAAACGCATCGACCAAACGCGACTGGGCAAATGCGGTAAAAAATGCCATTGAATGGGAAAACGGTTCGTCAACAGGTTGGACTGTGAATTTAATGTCTGAAGGGCAGGGAACAATTTACCAAGATCAAGAGTTTGCATTTGCCAAAGCAATGATGGGAGAAACTGCCGAGGGGCTATTAAAACTTAAGATTGATAAGTTTCAGTGTAAATGTTTAAAAAGTTCCTTAGAACTGACAAAAATAAAATTGAAAACTGTTACCACTACTGGTTCTCGTACTTTGTATAAGGATAAATCTACAGAGAGTTTGCCTCTACCTCAAAGACCAATGTTTTCTACGAACTTCTCGGATGCGTTTAAGTATTTGATTTATCGTCGTGCTTTTGTAGGTATGGTAAACACACATTCTCAATATACTGGGATGGACCCGAGTGTGGGGGATTAATTTTTTGTATATTTGAGAATCAAAACAAAAGCCATGACAAACAACAACACATTCAAGAACTTATCCGTTTTAAAAGATGCCCAAAAAAGTGTAAAAGCTGAATTGGGAGACAAATATGAGGCTCTCGTGACGCCTTATGTAAAAATCATTCAAATGGTTATGGATGCCAATCAGATAAATGAGTTTGAAGCTTTGAAAAAAATTAAAGAGGAATTGCCTATTTATAAAAAAGTGGATGCTCCTTTGTTCTTTTCGTCTGCTTTGATTGAAATTACAGAGGGAAAACATTTTGTTGGGTTTAAGGAAACGGTTAACTTATAAGTGAATATTATGGGAATTAAATACGGAATTGATTTTGGTTTTGAACAAAGTAGACAAGCAGAATTAGTAATAAATAAAAATGGGGTTCCTGTAGAGTTGCAGACAGTGGATAGAAAAGATCACTTTACTGATGCATTATATCCTGAGACGAATGCTCATTGGGAGAAATACATAAAAAGGGTGAATCAGACACTCGCATCAGATGGTATTTTTTCAATAGAAAAACGCTAGTTTTTAACAAAAAGAAAAACTTTAATTCTACCTCCGCCCGCTTGGGCGGATTTTTTTTTGAATAAAAAAAACGGCTTGAAATGAGCCGTTTTAATTATTCTTATAAAAGAGAATAGAGTGAGTTTTGTTTTTACAAAATTTGTAATTTGTGGCTAAATAAAAGCGGGGCTTGTCCATCATTATAGAGTCGTGACAGTGTCATGGCTTATAGTTTTGTGATTATGAGTAAATTTTGAGATACTGAAATGTTTACCTTTTCCCCTGTTTTAAATCCTGCTTCCTGCATCCATTTTCCCGAAAGAACTATTTTTGGTTTAATGGTTGGTTTGCTCCAAAGATTTTTAACAAATTGTGATGAAACGGTAAGAATGTGAGATTTAAAAAATATACCCATTGTAGTCACTTTTTTGAGTTGTGTTATCTTGGATAAATAAATCGGCAATGGCTTGGGCTTTATTAAATGCCTTTTTTGCCTGTTTTTTGTAGTATTCGTAATCGGAATAATTGAAAAGGAAAGAATATCCTTTGGCGTGTAGTGTTGCTTTTACTTGCTCAGACAGTTTAAAAGCTGTATTTTTGTGGCTGTTAGATTGTATTTGCGTCATGGCTTATATAATTTAAGTGATTATTAACTCCTGTACTCTTCGACCAGTACAGGAGTTTTGTTTTTTAATCTAGATTTCGAAGTTTAAGACTTCGTTTTCTGCTTCTGCGAGTAAAATATTCAATTCCTCTTCCATTGTGTCCCTAACTTTTTTTATTACGTTAGAGTTGCTTACTTCAAATTCAAAACCCGCTTGATTTTTCAAAATGATTTTTGCGTTTATTTTGTCATTTCCCGCATCGAACATTTTCAAATCGTTTGCCTTTTCTTTTAAGTGCTTGTAACGTTTTGATGTTGCATCAAAATGGGTTATTCTTTGGATGCGTTCCTCTGCCGTTGGCGGTAATTTTAAGGCAAACTTTTCAATGCTTGCCATAATAGCCGTTTTTTGTCCTACTTCGGTAGGTTGAACTTTGTTTAGTGTAGGTAATGCTTTTGCAACTTCTACTTTTTTTACTTCTTGTTTTACTGCATTCATAATGTTATAATTAAGTGATTTTCAATACTTAAAGATACAAAATTCCGTATTTATACGGAAATATTAAGAGGTAATAAGAAGCTTTTTTTACTTTAAAATCAAAATAAAGAATGATTCTAAATAGGGAAAATTACCTTTTAAAATACTCAATAATAATCAGTTACAAAAAAATAAAAAATAGTAAGAAACTGAAAACAAGCGAATTAACCCAAATCAAAAAGGGGTAAAAGCTGTTTTTGTTCTTCGAAATACCGTCCCGCTCAAAACTCGGTTTCTCGTTACCTATGCCTTAAAATGAAAGAGATATGATCGAGGGCGTCAAGCCACCGCCCACCGTTTACGCTCCGAAGGATACCTAACCCCTTGCTATTGTTCATGTCACACCATTAGTGCTATGGTAATAGTACTATTGTATAACATTAAGAATAGGTAATTACATGTCCCAAACCATCAAGCTGTACGATGCATTGAAAAGAATGCGAAGACTAACCGAGTTAGGCGTGCCGTTCACGTTCAGTTTCTTATCATTCAATGCGACCAATGGTACGAGCGATGGGTTCAAAGATGTCGCAAACGCTCAACTAAGGAAGGGCTACCGTGATGACCAGAGTGATAAGGCTGACATCTTGATAGGGTATGTGAATGGTAACGATAAGAGCCGTTGGTTCTACCTCCCATTGCTAATGAAGTTCAACGGATACACGATAAAACCATAGTTATGAATATAGAGTACATAGGTAGAGATGCCATTATAGATACACCAGATGTAGCATTCACATACCAAGTGAGTGAGACACCTAGAGACTTCTATAAATTCAAGACAGACAACAATAACCTTGATTGGAATAGTCAGTGTAGTTTCATTGGTGATTACTTGGTACATCCTTATGGTAGCAACAATGATCTACCGGATATCATTAAACAAACAGTACAGACTAACTACATTGCTCCTGGTATATTAAAGAAGAAGACTCAATTGATTTGGGGTACTGGTCCTGTATTATATAAAGAAAAAATAGTAGAGACCTCAGAAGGTTATAAACGGATTAGAATACCTCAAGAAGATATTGAAGTACAGGAGTGGCTAGAGTCTTGGGAGCATGAAGATTACTTACTAAAAGCTTGTACAGATTACCAACACATAGAGGGAGTATTTACTAAGTTTGAATTGAATAAAGGTTCTCGCATTGGTATTCCGTTTATATCTAAGTTAGTGCATCAGTATTGCGATAGAACACGACTGGGCACAGCTAAGAATAACAAAAGCCGTAAAGCTACTCACGCTATCACATCAGACTGGTCGTTTAGCAATGTTCAAGCCTTGACAGATTTTAATGTATATGCCTTATTCGATTTCCAAAATCCTTTTGCCAATGCCAATGCCATACTATATTCCAATATGTACAGCTTTTGTACAGATTATTATACAGTACCCGATTTATACGGTTCTCTCGAATGGCTGAATCGCTCTACTGCGGTGCCGTTAATATTCAAGGCTTTATCCAAAAACTCTATTAACCTAAAGTACCATATTGTTTCGCCTCAAGCATTTTGGGATAAAAAGAAAAATGAAATAGAATCCAGTTGCGTACAAAAAGGACAGATTTATAAACCCTCAATGCTATTGGAGTACCAAAAACAATTCCTTGAAAAGATATCGGTAGTACTATCAGGAGATGAAAATACAGGTAAGTATCTCCATACTACCAAAAGTTTTACAGTAGAAGGAACAAACCTTATTGAGCACGGTTGGGAAATCAAAGTGATAGACCAGAACATCAAAGACTTTGTTGAAGCTCAAATATCAATATCAGAGCGTGCCGATCATGCATTGTCTGCGGGTCTAAATCTGCACTCTGCGTTGGGTAACGTTTCCGAGAGTGGAAAAAGTGATTCAGGTTCCGAACAAATATACGCGCTTAAAACCTTTCTTCAGACCGGTATTGATATTCCCGAACTAATAATTATGAAAGCCATAAACTATGCGCTCAAAGTCAATTTTCCGAACAAAGGGCTAAAACTTGGTTTCTACCACGAAAAGCCCGAAAAAGAAGAAGCCGTTACACCAAAAGACCGAATAATAAATAAGTAAGATGAAACTACTATTTACAACCACAGGAACTACAGGCAATACCGAACTCAAAGAGTTAATGGGTTTCATCGATGCCGATTTGAAGTTAAAAAATCTTATCCCCGACCTAATCACTGCCACCAATGATGTGATAGATTTGGTTGGAGAAAAAGTATATAAAAAAGCAGTTGAAGCCTTTAATAATGGAACAATCGCAGAAGAAGACAAAGATTTTATTTATGCCATTCGTTATCCGATAGCCGTAAACGCTTATCGATTGTTCTCTCCTACAAATGATTTGTCACACACCAATAATGGTCGTAAAATGCGCCAAGATGAAAACGAAAAACAAGCGTTCGAGTGGTTACTTGACAAAGACAATGCAGCAATGGAAAAACGCTATTACCGTGCATTGGATGATTTAATCAAATTCCTTGACCGTTCAAAAATAGAGGTTGAAATTTCTACAACCTTATACACCATCTGGACTACTAGCGATGCTTTTAAAGCAACGCATGATCTATTCATCAGAACAGTTTCCGATTTCGACAAAGTATTTCCGCTTAAATCAAGATTGTTATTAATAAAATTAGCCCCTGGCATTTCGGATTGCGAGCAATATGAAATCAGACCTCGTGTAGGTTCTGAAAAATTAAACGCATTGAAACAGGCGCTAAAAGAGAATACGCCTATAACCGATGCCAATGATTTAGAGTTGATTCGCTTAATTCAAAAAGCATCGGTAGCGTATTCATTTGCTTGGGCTATGCCACGATTATCTGTTCAATTGTATCCCGAAGGTGTTTTACAGCATGTAACCAGTGATAGAGCGACTACTAGAGGAGCAAAACCAGCCTTGAAAAATGAAACACAAGAAGCAGCACAAGCTTGGACTTTGGATTTTGACAGGGTAATTCTAGAAATAGAAAAACTTTTAGAACCATCACCAACCATTGAAGAAACTATTAATGTAATCCCAGAACAAATATTTGGAGATAAATACATATCAGCATAATAAATATATCCATCCAAAACCTTAACTAATGAAGTCACTATTAAACAAAATTGCCCTTTTCTTTAATTACCTATGGAATTTCAAAACAATAATGAAGTTCAAAAAAATCAACAAAAAATTGTACAAAACCATCGAAGACCGTGAAGTCGATAGAATCATCCTAAAAGGAAAAATTCTGCAAATGGTTAAAGAATTCATTGCGATCAATACATCTTCTAAGTTCATTCCACCATGGTACAAAAGCGATGCCGAAATAAGAGAGGAAGTATTAATCAAGTATGGCGATCAAATGAAGCAACTTGATATAAAATTATACCGTAACTTAAAGCTATCCGCATAAATGCACGTTATCGAAAGCCCAGAGACTAATATAAAACGCTACATCCCTAGCGATTTATCCGAGTGTGACCAACAGCAATATATGGATATGTGCGAGTTGATATTCTATTATCAGAATCAACAGATTACGTATGATGAATTCCGTATCCATGCAGTTTACAAACTCATGAATATGGTACCATCCAAAAAAGAGGGTGACGATGATGATTTGAAGTTTGCTAATATTTATTTAATTTCCGAACTAATCGACGATTTCTTTGATACCGACGAACAGGGACAGAAAATCATCAAGCAATATTACATTCATAACCCGATTCCAAGCTTTAGACCATTATTCAAAACGCTTTATGGTCCAAGCGATAGTTTTATGAATATGACTTTTGGCGAGTACACCGATGCCTTGCGTTTATTTCTTGATTTCCACGCCACGGGCGACATGGAACTCTTAAAACTCTTGACTGCATTATTCTATCGTCCCAAAAAGTCCTTTCATTTCATCAAGAAACGATTGAGTTCCTACGATGGTGACATTCGGGAACCGTACAATTCAAAGTTACTTGAAATCAATGTCGAACAACTTAAGCACGCACATATAGGCTTTGTTTACGGATTTTATTTGCTGTTTGCGAGTTTTCAAAAATACCTTATCGATGCCAAAATACCGTGGGGAGGAAAAGAAATTGATTTCTCAATTTTGTTCGAAAGCGGTAAAGAAGAGAGCAACGAACCCGAATCTGACGATATACCAGGAATAGGAATGGACAGTATCGCCTTTAGCCTTGCCGAAAGCGGAACCTTCGGGAACATTGAGCAAGTCCGTAATACCAATTTTTGGGATATAATGGTCAGAATGTACGATTTGAGACGAACCGATTTAGAACGCCAAAACCACGAGAAAAATGCTACCACTAAATAGATTACGAGAATATCAAGCCGAAGTGTGCGCACAACTACTAGACGAAAACGGCAAAAAGCTATTCAATTACACCGATATGATAATCGATAATAGCGAGTTATCCAAACTTCTCAAAGAGCGAGTTGAAGAGGATAATACCTTTCTTATCGCAGTAATGCCCGAGTTTCAAATGAAAGGCGAAGAAGACCGCTCCAAGTGGGAAAATATGCTGCAGTTTTTCATACTCGACAAAACCGATTATTCCGAGCATGACCGTGATGGTTATCTTAATATATTTGTGCAAACCCAAGCCAAAGCACAGGCTTTGGTAGATAAGCTTATCGAAGATAAAAGCAATCGTGAAGGTGTTTTTTGCAATTTCCTTTCGTGGCTAGACGAAAATTCGATACGGGTAAGTCCAGTCTGGAAAATGGATCAATGCAACGGTTGGATGGTCGAATTAAATTTTGATACTCCGTAGTTTTTCCGTATCTTTACGGAAAACAAAGAGCCATGACAACAGAACAAATCGAAGTATTGTTTCATTCAGTAATTGAAGAGAAAGCGATTTACAAAAAATTAAATGACATTTCCGAAGACAAAATTTACAATTGGCGTAAAGGCCGTGGTGCAAAACCAAATATTGGCGACATGTTAAATGTTTTGCATCAGTTGAATAAAATTAAAGTCACAGAATCATGAGTCTACTCCAATCCCGCGAAAACCTTTCAGAACAAATCCTCCAAGGGCGTTTCATACGCAGAGTGATGCAGGATAGCGCCAAAGACATTGACCAGGCACAGCGAAAATATATGTCAAGTCGTGGTTTTGAGAATAACGATTGGTACTCAGGGCGTGGCTTTACCGTTACCGAAAACGGATTGGATTACACCCACCTCAAGAAACATCGATTTGTCGATATGAAAATGCGAACTTCCAAAAAAGGCAAAACCCGAAAGAAATCACACCCTATACACAACCGTATTATTTGGGGCCATTACAACAACATCATCAAGGAGTTGCATTTTGGATTTACCAATGCCATCAAGGAAGAGTTAAGAAATTTAGAAGATTAAAGAAAATCCCTCCCGTAAAGAGGGATTTTCTTATATTTACAACTTAACTAAAAAATTTAATTATGAAAAAAATTATTCTGTTATTCATTACCCTAAGTATTGTTTCTTGTAAAAATCAAGAAAGCCAAGACTTAACAAGTGAAGAAACTATTGCTGTTGATACCACTGAAATTATTGTTGACGAAAAGCCTTTAACTCCTCAGCAACAATTTTTAAAAGAGAATGGATTTAAAGAAAATGCTGATTTTACTGAATCTCAGTTTAAAGAATTCAAATCTACAATACAGTCAGGATTATTTAAAAAAGAATCCTTTTGTGAAGTATATCAAAAAGGATTAAAATTACAAGGAACTGAATTGAAACAATACATGAAAAAGTATCATAAAATACCATATTTTGAAGATTTACTTTTTATGTATGGTCCTAAAGTTTGCGATGCAAGACCTATACAAAAGGACGAATCTTATTCAAATTCATCATCCTATACAAATTCCGATGATTCAGCAAACCCTTGTATCATCTCAGAAGATTTTATAAAAAAAGATCTACAAAACCCATCTACTGCAGATTTTTCAATGTTTGATTGTTCAAACGATAAAAACTCAGATGGAACTTATACCGTTTTAAGAAAAGTAAGTGCTAAGAATTCATATGGTGTTGAAAAAGAATTTATCTATAAAGTTACTTTAGGTTTCAAGGGAGGAAATTGGGTAGATATGGATAATTGGGACTTAATTAAAATTCAATCAGAAGAGTATAAATAATAACCATAAACTATAACATATGAATCCAATTTATTACAAAGATAATAACTCAAAAAATTTTTATGAAAGTATTGAGAAACTCACAGATCGTGAACTTCAAGAAAAACAGACTCGGTTATTAACTGAAATTGAAAAAAGCAACACTCGAATTAAACTAAATCTTCAATTTTGGTTCTATTTCACGTTAATTGGTGGCTTCTTAACCGCCTTTGTTTTATTTAACTTAAAAAAATAGAATTTTATTCATTAAATATAAAGATGTGCAAATACACATCTTTTTTTTTGTGCATTCAATTTATATTTGTACGTTTGCTCTGCTAAAATACTTAACGGAGCAATCCACAAAAACTTTTTTAAAGTTAACATAAGCGAATCCTCGCAATGATGTCCCTTAGGAAACGAAGGGAAATCTATCCGTTAAGGGTATTTTAGCACATCTAAAGCGAGGATTTCGTGTATCTAATATTTTCGATTATGCTAAAAGAAAATGTAAAAACATCACACACTGATGTAATGCCAGCAATGGCAGACTTCCTATGGAGTATTACTCCCGAAGAAGTACAACAAATGCCAGCCACTTTTCAATTAATTTTCAACCTCGAATTGGAAACCGAACACATGGATGATCTAACTCTTAGAAAAGAGTGTATCAATGCCATAAGTATTTTGAAATGCTTAGCCGAAAACCTACAGCCTTTTACCGGAGAAGAGTTTCGTACAGCAGTTACCGAATATCGCGAACTACAAAAATGCTTAAAAAATGTCTAGCGTGGTAAATGTAAAAGTATTCTATGGCAAGGGCATAAGATTATCTATCAAAGACAAATCATTCAAGGAAGCCATGAACCTTGTTTGGGATTCACCCGCTTTTAGTAATTACGATCCACTAAAAATACAGTTGACCACTACAGGTAAGATTCTGTATGCCGATAGGCAAGCCTTTCTCCATTACCTAAAAGGTGAAATCGACATCGCAACATTGATTACCCAAACCCAGTGCGATGAGTTGTATCGAAATACAAAGGATTACCTTACTGAGTATGCAACCATAGTAGATGCAGGTTCATTATGGAAATCATACCGTAACGAGCTTACTCTAATCGATGATGATAATATTGCTACCACAAAACATGAAATATCAATTTTTGAAATAGCAGAATAATTCCAGAAGCAAATACCACAAATGCCACTTTAAGCCTCATTCATTTGGGGCTTTTTTATTTATTTATGTTAATTTTTAATTTAATGTATTGATTATCAATTATTTACATATATATTTGTATTAAATAACTTATTAAAAAAATAATTATTATGAAAAACGAATCAAAAGCACTTGAGTTCATCTATCAAGACACCGAAATTCACTTCCTTTTTGGATGTGAAAAAAATGTAATGGTTAATGCAACCGAAATGGCAAAAGCATTTGGAAAACGAACAAAAGATTTTTTAGCAAATCAATCAACAAAAGATTATATTTTTGAAGTTGAACAGACGCTAAAAAGCGTCCATTCAGATTTAAAAATAATAGATAATCGCGGTCACATGGGTATCTATTTCGAAAGAAGATTGGCTTTAAAATTTGCAACTTGGTTAGATGTTAAATTTGAAGTTTGGATATTCGACACACTCGATAATTTACTTTTTGGAAGCCAAAAGGTTGTAGGAACTAAAATTTCAGAAGCTGAAATTAAAAAACAACAAATTGCTGACCTGATAAAAAAAGTTCGTGAGACAGGCGACCAAACAGCAATTTCTCTTTTGGATAATCTTGAAGAATTAAAAGTAATCGAGAAAGAAAAGAAAAAAGCAATGGCACAATTTTCTAATCAATTCAAAATGGAATTTAATTAAATAGAAGAATCTTGTCGAGGATGTATGTCCTCGCCTCACACCAAAAAATTAAAGACATGAATTCAAAATTAGTTACAACAATAAATAATCAAGGGATTTTTTCAGTAATAGATGAATTTGGAATTGAATATCTCCCGATAAAACCAATATGTACAGCTTTAGGAATAAATTATAAGGCTCAGTTTGATAAAATTAAAGAAGATCCTATTTTATTAAAAAAATATAAACTTATAAAAGCATTGTCTGCAGATAATAAAAAATATAAAATGCTTTGTTTGCCAGTAAAATATGTTTTAGGATGGCTTTTTACAATATGCGAAAAAAACATAAAGGAGGATGCACGTGAGGAACTCATTAAATACAAAAATATTTGCTATCTCGACATTTGTAATCATATAACTAAAAACTAAAAATACCACCCAAAGCCCCGTACTCACGGGGTTTTTTTATGTCACAACATAACCTATAAAATAGGTGCAATTTTACTTAAAATCAGCACCTAATGGCAAAGACAATATCCGACGAAAAGATAAAACTTTCGATAATTATCGACGGTAATCCAGCGCAAAAAGAACTTTTTGACCTAGAGAAAGCAACTCGTAAACTTACCGAGGAAAACAAAGCATTAGGCCTACAAAAAAAGCTTTTAATTAAGCAGGGCAAGGAAGAAACAGAAGAGTATAAAAAACTAACTGCCACCATCAAAGCCAATAATGCTGAGATTACATCCAACAAAACCAAAATGAAAGAGTTGCAGGATCAAATCGGAATAACCGGTTTGACAATGCATCAATTGATTGAGAAAGCCAAACTTTTAAGATTGTCATTGGCCAATGCAGTACCAGGAGGCGAAGCACATAAAAAATATACAGAAGAATTAGGTCAAGTTACTGCCCGTTTGGATGAGTTAAAAGGGAAATCAAATACTGCAAAAATGTCTATCAGTTCCCTTGCTGATGGCTTCAATAAATACCAAGGAATTGCACTTTCTATGGTAGCAGCCTTAACAGGTCTAGTATTATCTATTCAAAAAATTATCGACATCAACGGTAAGTTATCCGATGCCCAATCGGATGTTATGAAAACTACGGGAATGACCAAAATTGAAGTTGATGAACTCACAAAATCCTTTGGACTGCTCCAAACCCGAACTTCAAGAATAGACCTTTTAGGCATAGCCGAGCAAGGAGGTCGTATTGGTATTGCCAAAGCCGAAATAGTCGATTTCGTTGATGTAATGAATAAAGCTTCGGTATCATTAGGTGATTCATTTACCGGAGGTGCTGAAGAAGTAGCTAATAAACTTGGGAAAATTAAATTTCTTTTCCAAGAAACTAAAGATTTAGGTGTAGAACAGGCATATAACTCTATCGGTTCGGCTATCAATGATCTTGGTGCCAATGGAACAGCCTCCGAAGCAAATATAGCAGATTTCACCACCCGTATTGGTTCACTTACAGATGTATTGAAACCAACTATACAAGAAACATTGGCTTTGGGTACCGCTTTTGAAGAGTCTGGAATTGAGTCCGAAGTTTCGGCTCGTGCTTATGGTATTTTCATGAAGCAAGCCAGTACCGAGACGGCCAAGTTTGCAAAAGTAATGGGATTAACTCAAAAAGAAGTTGAGACCATGATCAATAAAAACCCGCTAGATTTCATGCTGAAATTTGCAGAAGGTATGAAAGGTATGTCTGGAACAGAAACTGCAAAAACGTTGGATTTCCTTGGTATAAGTGCCGATGGTGCAAATAAGGTAATTGGGGCAATGGGGAATAATACAAAACGTTTCCGTGAACTCATGCTTTTATCAAATAATTCATTTAGAGATGGAACATCACTAGTAAATGAATATAATATTAAAAATAATAATCTTGCTGCAACTCTAGAAAAAATTAGCAAAACAGTATCAGGTTGGTTTTCATCAGAAACCTTTATCAAATGGTTAGCGGCAGGTGTGGATTGGCTTGCAAAATTTATTGGTGCAACTGAAGATACTGATGGTTCTGTAAATAGATGGAAAAACACTTTAGTGCTAACTGCTAAAATCATCGGAATAATTACCGCTGCAATGGTTACAAATGTGGCTTGGCAAAAATTAGTTGCTTTATGGACTACTAGAAGTACCGAAGCAAATCTACTATACATTATAGGGGCAAAAGCCAGAGCGGTAGCCGATGGTATTGCTATGGTAGCATCACAAGCGTATACTATTGCAACTATGCTAATGACTGGAAACATTCGTGGAGCAATTACCGCATTTAGGTTGATGACTACTACTATGATGACAACTCCTTGGGGTTTTATATTAGGTGCAATAGCTGCTATTACTGCAGCATATTTTGCATTTAGAAATGAAGCAGATAAAGTAAGTGCGGTTTCAAAAACTTTAAACGAAGTCCATCAGGAGGCGGTAAAATCTATTGCGGCTGAAAAGGCAGAACTTGAAATTTTGACAAAAATTGCTAAAGATGAAACCATTGAAAAAGGCAAGCGTTTAGCTGCTATTGATAAATTAAATAAAATCATTCCCGATTATATAGGTAATCTAACGCTTGAAAATATTAAAACTGCTGAAGGAACGGAAATATTAAAAAAATACAATGCTGAACTTTATGCAAATGCAAGAGCGAAAGCAGTTAAAAGCAAATTTGATGAATTAGCCAAAGAAAAAGTTGATGCAGAAGGAAGAACAGCAGGTTCTTACAGAAAAGAAAGTGTAAGTAGTTGGCTTGGAAATTCTGAATTTGACGATCTAAAATCTAGAAAAGAATTAGAGGCTTACGCTAAGAAAAAGTATAAAAATACAGATAAAGCATGGTTAAAAAACTATGTAGACCAAATGATGGAAGCCTCTGGATTGAGTGAAAAGAATAATGCTATGAAAGCTATTGACGATCAAATGAAAGCATTAGAGGGTGAGGTTTTAAAAAATCAAATTAACGATTTAGGAAAACCAAATCCAGATGGTTCAAAATCAAATTATAATGTACCAGGAGGCGGAACTGATGATAAAAAAACCAAAAAAGACCCAAACTCAACTCAAGAAGAAATTAACCGATTAAAACTTGAAAACGAAGCCAAATATGCAGAACTGTTATTAAAACAGCAACGCCAGTTAGAGGATGATAGGATAGCAACAATGCAGGATGGTTATGCAAAAGAAATGGCTATCGAAGCACAGCGATATAACCGTGAAATCGACGATCTTGACCGCCAAAAAGTGCATACTGTTGAATTGGCAAAACTAGATGAAGATATAGCCAAAGCCAAAGAATCCAAAGACATTACCAAATACAAAGCCCTACTTGCCATCAGAAAAGGATGGGACGAAAAGAACTTGGCACTTGATGAACAAATAAACGAGATCAAGGAAGGAAAACTTTATATCCATAATCTTAGGGTTGCCACTATTGAAGAAAAGGGAGCAAAAGACCAAATTCAAAGAGAAAAAGAAGCTTTTGATTTAGCAAAAACGGAACGTGAGATTAAGTATAATGAGGAACTAGTTGCTTTAGGTAATAATGAATTTAAAAAGGCTAAACTCCGCAGAAAATTTGAAGAAACTGAATCAGTAGAACAGGAAAAGTTTCTTAAAAAGCTTATTGAAGATTTCAATACCATAATAGGCAAAGGAAATTTCGAAAAAATGGACATGTCCTTGCTTACTCCGGAGCAGGTCGTAGAGTTTACAAAACTAGCCAAAGAAGCGGGTTTAACATTAGCCGAACTAATAGCAAAAAGAAACGAACTTCAAGGGAACTCTGGACCTTCTATGTCCCAAGCTTTAGGACTAAAAGGAGAGACTGATATTTTTGGGTTTACCCAAGATAATTGGGTGCAGTTTTATGAGAATCTTAAAACTGGTAAAATTGGTGTCGAAGATATGGTGTTTGCTGTTCAAGCATTGACTGCTGTATGGTCCCAATATGGCGAGTATATGACTGCCAATGAAAACGCACAACTTAAGAAATTTGAAACTACCTCCGATGCCAAAAAAACAAAACTAAAAAGGCAATTGGATAGCGGTATGATTTCCCAAAAAACATACACTAAACAAGTAGAGCGAATAGATAAACAGTTAGACAAGAAAAAGGCAGAGATTGAATACAATCAAGCCAAAAGACAAAGAACAATAGCCATTGCAAATGCAATAACAGGTACTGCGGTTGCTGTAATCAATGCATTAAGTACACAACCGGTATGGTTAGGTATAGCAATGGGAGCACTTGTAGGCGTAATGGGAGGTTTACAGATTGCGACCATAATGAAAACGCCTCTACCCGCCAAAGGTTATGAATCAGGATTATACGGAGACTACGTAAAACGCCAACAGGATGGCAAAGTATTCAAATCAAAATATGCCGGTAAAACCCGTTCGGGATTGGTAAGTGACACCAGTCATTTCCTTGTGGCCGAGAAGGGTCCCGAAATGGTAATCGATAATAAAGCATGGCGACAAATGAACCCAGAGGTTAAGGATTCCCTTATCAGAGAACTCAATGGAATAAAAGGGTTTGAAAAAGGACTATACAATCCAGAACTTAAACGTTATGAAGTTCCAAAAGAGAGCAATAGCCCTACTCCATCAGGAGATAATAACCAATTGTTACAAATGGTATTGGCTGTAGTATCCGAGAACACAGCAGTAATGAAAGAGATAAAAGAATCGGGTATTCTCGCTATCGTTTCAAACAAAGATTTACCATCAATGAAAAACCTAAAAGAAGGTATAGAGGCATACACCGAATTAAGAACTAAATCAAAAAGATAAAAGATGGCAAATTCAAGTATAATGATTCAGTATAATGCTGTACCAGAAATAAATAATTTTATTAATATTAATGAATCAAATTTAAATATAAATTTAAATGAAATATTCAAGCAGTCAAGGTTAGAATCAGGACAAACCTTATTGCCTTTTTTAATTCCATTTGGTGATTATATAAATCCGGGCGATTATATCGGTTATGTTTCTTCCAACTATAAAGAAGCTTTTAATTTAGATTATAACACAGCTGATTTATTTACAATAGATGATTATCCAGCTACAGATGCAACGGGCGTTGGAGTTATTATAATTACTGCTAATTACCCTGATGCCTTTTTCAGTTATACAACAGATGCGGAAGCTGTTAGTATAACCGTTAATAATCAAGGCGAAGGCTCAATATTTAGTTTTACCCCGAATAATTTAACATTTGTACATAAGCAAAATGAGCCTAGACTACTTCAGATAATTGCAATTACTGGTAATTTATGGAAAATAGTGGCGAAAAATAATTTTATTTTAAGTTCTTCAACGCCTAGTGTATCGTTAGTCTCAATTACCGATAGTAGTGGGACCTACTTTGTAGCTTCAGGTTCGGGTAATGCAGTTATTGGTATTGGTTTAAGTGAATATTATGATAGTGAGGCAGTTTTCACGGGCACTGATTTAGCAGGAAGTTTCAATGTTTTTAAAAATGATGTCCAGTTTGGAGTAATTAATTACATGGTTAGTGTATCAAGGCTATCCGATTTCTTTCAAATACCTTATCCAAGCGGGCAAAAGGCATTTACACTTGACCCTATATTTTTTAATTTTCAATCAACAAATACAGATACTTACTTTCAATTTAATGCACTAATAAAAACCTATGATTTCTTTACAGATAACGTTACCGAGAATACACTTAAACAAAAGATAGTTTTATTCAAAGCAAAATCAAAAGTAAATATAGGGCAAGTTATTCATCGATTGATGCGAAAATTTAATGAAGTTAACGATTCGCTTTTGCAATATCAATTTGCAAAAGTACAATTATCAGTTGCCGAAAAACTAATCCTTGATGATAGTATTGTTCGATCTGGTACATCTGCAGTAATTCCTTTTGTTGCAGGATTAAGTCGTGGGTTTACTGATTTTGGTTTTCTTGAATTCAACCCAAAACCTAATCGAGTTACTCAAAAAAGCTTTGCATATTTAAACATTCTAATCCCAGTAGGCAGTTATGAATTAAGAACGTTAAAGAATGGAATAATCATAAATACCGAAGCATTACCAACCAACGCCAATACCACACTTTGCAAAAAAGTACAATTCAATTCCTTCAACCAAGGAGATGTAATTGAATATGTCATTGATATAGCTGGTCAAAATAATACTAATGTACCTAAAAAAACATTTTGTATTTTTCCAGATAGTAATTATTCCAACATGATCGTTTGGGAAAATGAATTCAAAATGCAATCGGCGATAGAGTGTACTGGAATTGCTTCTCTTGACCCTGATTTAGAATTTCAATCCCAAAAAGTGTATCAAAACTTAGTCGAAACGCTAGAGCATTTAGCTTCTTCCAAAGACGTTAAACTTTATATCGATACGGGTTGGATATTATTTACAGATATTGACACAATCGAAAGTTTAATGCGTTCCAAAAGAGCATGGCTGATACAAGATGATAAGGAAATATCTCTTCGCCCTATTGGCAAACAACTTCCGAAGCAAGATTATGAAAATGAATTAATTTCTTTCCCTTTAGAATTCACAATTAACAGAGCCTACGATGAGGAAACTTATACACTCTAGTTTCGAACTAGACCTATCCCCTTTCAAAATATCCGATACCGAAGAGAATAATTGGTTTTCGGATAGCTTTTTCTTAAAATATTCATTCCCTTTTGAAATAGATTTAGAAGAAGATTTGGATGTAGCATTTGGATTTATATCTCAATACAATTCAGATCAAGTGGAAACCTATTTTGATTTACAATATGTTCATGGTGATAAAATTGAAATTGCAGTCTTAGAAATAGAATCCCATCAGGAGAAGTTAAGTTGCGTACTCAGATATGGATTTGAACAGCTTCCAAGTTTTGATAAAAAAATATCTGAATTATCATTGGAAAAAATAAATTTAAATTCGGGTGTAACTATTTACCAACATGCAGAAACTGTTATTACTCAAACATGGCCTGCTGTTAATTATAATTTTCCACAAATACATACAGACAAATATAACACTACAGATGATTTATGGGAGTTCTTTGGAGGAATATTAAACAATCGTATAAGCGGTACTTTTCTACAAAATACAGTAGATACAGTTGAAGACGTTACCTACAATAGAAATATTACGCAACCATTACCGTATTTTCTTCATATTTTACAACGAGGTATGATTGATGCAGGTTATGTTTTATCGGGTAAAATCCTAACCGATGAACTAATAATGAAAGCTTGCCTTTATGGCGATGTAGATTATTTTAAAAGACTAGTGATAGAAGATATTAATAGTATAAAAATGTCCGAGGATGTAGACCATTTCGAATATACATTTCATGGGTACCGTATGGCAACATATATTGGTAATGTTACTTTGGTTACTCCTGGTAAATATAATATTGCAGGAGATTTTTTTTTAAGAGGAGGCGGAATCGGTTATTTTGAAATAAAATATAGAAATACCATTTTATATTCACATTCAAAGCCCCTTGCAATTATATCTGGATATACAAAAAATGTTGATATAAATTTTGAAACAATTGTAGATTTAAATCCACACGAAATTACTATTTTAAGTTATCAAAGAGAAAGTGAAGGGCAGGTAATATTTGATATTGATTTTATATTACTCAGAGCAAATGATTCTTCAGGAATTGCCACGCCTTCTGTAATCAATGAAAATAAAGTTGATTTAACCAAAGCAGTATCTGATATAACTTTTGGAGATTTTGTAAAAGTTGTTAAAAACTGGTTCAATTATGATTTGGATATAGTTGGTAAACTTGCCATAATGAATCCAATAGAAGATGAAATTAATTATAATGATGCAGAGGATTTACAATTTTCTGAAATAAAAAAACCACTTCGAAAATTTACACAAGGAGCCTCTTTCCTATTGAAATTTCAAGATATAGATAATACTGATTATACTTTTTTACCAGTATTTCAAAATAAAGAAAGCATTTTGAATTCAGGATATACAGTCGATGAAAAAAATACAACTATAGAAATAAATGGATTGCCTTTACCATTACTTACCCGAAATGGTGCTCAAACATCATATGCATTTGAAAGTAATGATTCAAAAGTATTCTTAGTAAAATACGATGGATTATACAATGGAAATAATTTGGCACAATCCACAATTGAATACCAAATACCTGCCATCCATTCAAGATACTGGAAAAAATGGTTTGAGTTCAGAATATTTACACAAGCATTTAGTTGGGGATTCAAAGCTTGGGAGGAACAACTTTCAAAAATAAAGGCGAAAACAAAGATTTTCGCCTATGGTAGATTTCACATTATAAAAAATATAAACAAAACCGAAACAATACCAGGACAATTCTCTGTGGAGATTGAAACTAATGCCTTAAAATAAGTTATCGAGTAGAAAAATTTCTGCATTTGCATCGGCTTGAACAATATGAGAATATATCATTGTCTGTTTTATATCACTATGGCCTAGCAAAAGCTGTAATTTTTCTACTTGACCACCTGCTCTTAAAAAACTAGTCGCAAAAGTATGTCTCGCTACGTGAAATGTAACATTTTTGTTAATGCCTAATAGTTTCATAATCTTTTTCAAATCATCATTTATATGTTGATCCGCAAACTTTTTTTCAAATAATAATGGTTCAAAAAAAACAAGTCTACGAGCATTCATATTCATTGCAATAGATTGATCTATTCCTGTTTTTTGATTTACAAAAGTGATGAAATTATCCATAAAATTACTTCTAGTTAATTTTTGAACATCCGAAATACGCAATCCAGTCATACAACTAAAAAGAAAATAACCCAATATCAACCGATGCGAATCGGATATGAATTCACTATAATAATAAGTAGAACATTTCTTTAACTCAAAAGGCATTAAGCTAGTTCTATTACCTTTTGTACTCCCAACATTAATAGTTTTCAAATCAATTTTAAGTTTGATTCCTGCTTTAACTGCCAATCCTAAAAATTTTTTTATTCCTGCAATATTGCCTGAAACTGTTGTATACTGGTTTCCTAATCTTGTGTAGTACTTTCTATATTTCTCTAACCAATCATGATCGATATCAATAAACGTGGCATCATTATCAAAAGCAATAATTTTTTCCAATAACGATTTGTATCGGTTATAAGAACCAATTGCCATCATTACCTTCTCTTCTTCGAGTTGGGCTTTGTAAAATGCGGTAAATCGTACCCGAGGCATTTCGTTAAGTAATTCTTTTTTAAGCATTGCGGGGGTCAAAGCCTTTTCAGATAAACGGAAAATAGTTTTAGCTGCAGTGACTTTAGAATTCAGGTTTTCTAAAATCAAATTTTTGTCCTGATTTTCTTTTGATGTTGGAAAAAGGCGTTGTTTCTCTTTGTCCCAGTCCTTAACCTGTACTTGGACATCAAAATTAATTCGTTCTCTTTTTTTGTCTCCAGTAATAAAAAGGTAGACCAATGCCTTTTCTGGATTTTTTTTATAAGGTCTAATTGTAAAATAAGTTTTCATTGACACGTAAAGTTTGGTGGTGTCTACCAGCGTGTCAAAAATCCTTTCGGAAGCATTCATCATAAGGCTATCATTAAATAGTTAAAAAAGAAAAAAGCGCACTATACTTGGTCTCACGACCTGTATGTGCACTTGTTTTTTAGCTAACTATAGCCATTTGTGAAGGCAGAAGGATTCGAACCTTCGACCGCCTGCTTAGAAGGCAGGTGCTCTATCCAGCTGAGCTATGCCTCCATTGCTCTTGAATAATATAGTCGGGGTGGCAGGATTCGAACCTGCGGCCTCC